CATCATTTGGAATGGCTGCTAGAGCCATGATGAATTAAGCAGTCTCTGCCAACTTTTGGAAATAGTCTAAAGACTCATCATCTTCATCCTGTTCCGCTGGTTTTGGTGGTGGTGTATATGCCTCACCCCCATCAAATGGAACCTCTTGTTGTTTAGGTTTTGACATCTCACCCAAACCAAGAACACGATCCAACTTCTCTTTCAGTTCGTCATAAGACTTGAACTTGTCGGCACTTACCAACTCTTTCAGAGAAGACTGACTGTTCCAGATTTCTTCCATCCGTTCATCATCCTCAAGAAGAGCAGATGGTGTATCAAACTCCGACTTATCATAGTTTGAATATCCTTCAACTTTACGAATCTTCATCTTGAAGTTCGCACCTTCCCAGAGATCAAATGGATTTACTGGTGACTCATCCTCAAACTCAGGATTCATGAGGTCATTAATCTTATCAAAGATTTTCTTACCATAACGGAAGAGTTTTACCTCTCCTTCATTTTGAGGATTGGCAGGATCTTTGATAATGTAGATGTTTGAGGTATAGTTCAACCTACGTTTCTGTTTACGGGCAACCTCTTTGTTTGCCTCAATACCAGAGTTCCAGAGTTGTGAGTTGTGTTCACTCACAGGATCTTTTTGACCGATAGTAGTCAAAGAGTTTTCAATATACCAGCCACCTGGCCCCTGAAACCCATGATTCCAGATACGTGCCCATGGCAGATCTTCTCCATCTGGAGCCGGAAGAAAACGAATGATGGCATAACCATTACCTGACTTGTCCAACTCTGGACGCCAGTAACGATCATCTGCATCACCGAAGTTTGAATTTGGGTTTGAGATTTTTTCAGTCTCTTTGATGAGAGATGAAAGGTTGGTCTTACTACGTTTTTTCATTTCTGCAAACGACATATATACTCCTTATTTTTATGTGCAATGTATTAACAACGTATAAAAGTATTATAACATATATTCAAGAGCTGTCAAGTATCTCAAAGAGGTAACTTGGCAGTCTTAGGGAGATAGTTGAGTTTCTCAGCTTCCTCCCTTATCTGGGCCTTCAGTTTCGTATTGATCAACTGGGCCGCAGTCTCTGGTTCCATGTTGTTGAGATCACAATAATGCATGACCGCATCCATGTAACTTAATTTTGTTTCTTCTACAAGTTTGACTATCTTTGTATAGAATTCTGCTGATGTTTGAGTTTGTAAAGCCATCACTTACTCCATATTATTTTTAGATTTATAATCACTAATTGCTGCCTTGATTGCATCTTCTGCCAATACAGAACAATGAATCTTGACAGGTGGTAAAGAAAGTTCTTCCACAATATCTACATTGCTGAGTTCTTCTGCCTCATGGATTGACTTACCTCTAACCCAATCAGTTGCCAAAGAACTGGCAGCAATTGCACTACCACATCCAAAGGTTTTAAACTTGGCATCTGAAATGACACCAGTTTCATCGTCAACCTTTATCTGTAGTTTCATTACATCTCCACACTCAGGAGCGCCAACAAGCCCTGTCCCTACGTCTGAAGAATCTTTATCTAATGCCCCAACATTCCTTGGGTTGTTAAAGTGGTCCACCACCTTTTCGCTATATGCCATACGCACTCACCTCAAAAGTCGCCTCTCGTAACAGCAGTTATTCTGTCTATTTGTTTGTTTAGTATGTCAGTTCTATTTGGCCACTTAATCCATTCTCTCTTATCTCCATCTTTTGCCAGATTTTTGAGAAGTGGTAAAATTAATTCTTCTACCTCATTCATTCTCTGACCCCACTTGTCTTTCAGTTCTTCTTTACGAAGTTCAAGGTCATCTTGCATGACTCGCATACTATCTGTAAGACTTGAGATTTTGGATTCAATTTTGTCTAACTCAGGCTGTAAACTAGCAGTGGCCGTACTTGCAACTTCTTTTGCAGTATCAACCTGAGTGGTTTGTTGGGCTCGGTATTCGTCTTCACTGACTGTACTAAACCCAAAGTCGTTAAAATCAGACATTTTCTTTGTCCTTATCGTTACCATTTTCATGTAACTGTTGAGATTCTTTATCCTCAGAATCTTCTTTATCTTTGAACCAATAATCAGTAGACTTGGCTAGAACTGCAACATATGCACCAACAAGGATGTTGACCAAATCTCTATGACCATCTTTTAAGTCACCAAGGAAAAGAAGATAGATGAGTATTAAGAATGTAAATGCAACTATGAGGGAAAGAATAAATCTTGCCCACCAGTTGAGTTTTTTCCTATGTTCTATCCTCTCATATTTTAGAGCACCAACTGGATCTTTTTCCCAGAGGGCTTCTTCTGCATGATCAATTAACTCTGTAGGAGTATTGACCTTATCATCTGCAGCTCGTTCTTCTTTTATTTCACTTTCTTTCTTTTCTGTTTTGAGTCTTTTTGGGATACGAATAGCCATCAGTCAGACTCCACAGCCTTCAGTAGGGCTGATGCAACACCAACTTTACTTTGATCTTTCTGAGTTGCAACATATTTGTTGAGAAGATCCTTTAGTGCATTGGTATCATTTACAGTCCAACCCTCTGCTTTGCCTACTAAGGTGCCCCATGATCCAAGAACTTCATCACAATCTCTTTTGTAAGTATATGGGTCTTTACCTTTTTTCTTATCGTATTCGTCTGTGTTCCAAACGAAAAAACATTCTCTGTAATTCTTGGCAGTGAACACTTTTCCAAATGCTGAAGGAACTTGTAATCCACTCTTTCCTATTTTCTTTGGTCTATCATTGAAGTAAACCAAAGTCAACATTTCTAAAACACCATGTTCTTTTGCTTTCTCACGTTCTAATTTTTCAAGTGAAACAAACTTGTATCTGTTTGCACGTTTTGTTTGAGGAACGATGTTGGCCATACTATATGTAGCCTTCAAAGTTTTCTTGGACCAATCATGAGATGCATCAGATGCACCTAAATGTCCTCTATCATAACCAGTATTGTTGTAATCATCGTTTGATGTTGCCACACTTTTGTCAAGTCTTTTGTCTGTAAAAAAGGGTGGTCTTGGATCTATATTCAGAAGATCAACTGTCTCTTTGGTAACTTCTGTATAGACCGCAATTGGAGACTTTCTTTCAAAGTCATAACAGATCGTAAAGGTATCTGTCAATACTTTATCACAAACATCCTTTGTAAAATGTTTCTTAATATCTGCCGTTTTTGATAAACTCACATCACCATGAGTCTGACCATAAGCAATAGTTCCAATCAATAAAAATAAAGTGATAATAATTTTCCTCATATCACCAGCTCCTATGTTATGTAATTAAACCTCCACTCGTCATTTTCCCATGAAACCCTACATAACCCTGCATTGTAAGGAAGTCTGAAATCCTTGTATTGAACTCCATTCTCTTTTTCATGTAACTCTTTAATAAGGTAATATGGAGGCATGTTTTCACGGACTACATCTCTCTCAAATCTTTTTCTAATCTCATTTGCTTGAGATGACCCTGTTGGATCATTTTGTAAACCGCCTGACATATATCCTTTCTGTAGCGGGGGTTTTCTGTTCCCAAGCAACCCCCCGTGCTCGGCTATCGGTTACGCTGCAAGAGCGTAATATTCCGATGCAGAAATATAATCGTTGTTATCTGCGATTATGTTTAGTTGGACTTTTTTACAACTGTGCCTATGTTGGATACCTCCCCAATTGCCTTCACAACCAATCAAATTCCAGAACATCCCCATCATACGAGCACAAGTTCAAGAACCCAAATGATTAACAATGCAACACCAACTATGGCAAATGCTATCGTAATTTCTTGCGCGTCCATCTGATGCTCCTATGGTGGAGATGGGCGGATTTGAACCGCCGTCTTGACTGCTATCCAATTGCATCATCAGTATCATGAATATTTAGTAATCACCTGTCTCAGTGGCCCTATCCACCGATCTTTTGTTTCTTTGAATAGCAGAGGTTCATCACCTTCTACTGCCATGATAATTACAATATCGTTTATAGAGATTCCAGTAAGTTCTTCATAAGCATGTGCATAGAAGGCACCTTGCATGAAATACCCATGACACATCTCCCATGTCTTTCTTTTTCTGGAAGTCTTGTAATCTATGACTGATAGTTTCTCATCAAACTCACCTATCAAGTCCGTTCTTCCAGCAACACCCAAGTCATCAGAATATAATGCACCTTCAACCACATGAATGTTATCTATTCTATCCAAAAGTGGCACAATAGAATTAAACATATCTATTGCATCTGGTAAAACCCCTTCTAATATTCTCTCTTGGTTCTTGATATACGACTCACAGATATTATGTACGCGGGTTCCTCTACTGCTCGCCTGTCTACTAATCTTGTTGGCCTCTGCCTCGCCAACCCTTCTTCGCCATTCAATAATTGATTGTTTTGAAAGGTTACCGAGTAACGAGGTAATACTAACGTACTTATTGCCTTTAGGAGTGACATAGAATCTCTTCCCTTCAATGTTTTCAGTTTTTAAGTCTTTAAGGTCATTACCTACATGATTAAAAGTTTTCATAATCAGTCTGGTATATTCATTGTCGCCAGAGGTTGACTCTTTTTGACATCTTTCAGTTTATCTTTCATCCAACTAGGGGTTTTCTTTAGGTGACCCGGCGATGAGATATTATCATAGGCAAAATATGGAACCCCTATAACTTGCCTTACATCGCCATCATTACATTCCATGCACCTACCCTCTGGAACTTTTCTCTCCGATATGAGTAGGGTTTGTTCAAAGGTATGACCACAATTATCACACCTATAATCATACGTTGGCATTTTTAACTCCTTCATGAAACCAATCGGGTTGACTGGCATATTTCCATACAGCAAATCTACTCTTTTCATTTATGTAGTAGTTTCTATAAGCCGTAATCACATCTTTTTCGGTTTTACAATAATCAGGCATACATTGAGGTTGTTCTGTCAATTCACCTTCTGGAATATTTCTTGGATGAAACTGCAGATACAAATTCAATTTTGTCCAAGATAAATGTAGTCTATCGTATCTCTCAGTATATTCCATAGAAAGATTTTTCCATAGACGAAATAGCCACAAGTAGTTACTCCTATTTGTACGAGTCCATATCGTACAAGGATGATTCTTGTGAGCCACTTTATACAAAGACTCAGATATTACCTCATCACCATCAAGAACACGATGGGCTGTAGATAACATCTGAGCATATTCTATCATCATTTTACACACATGCTTATCGCAGTGTGCTATTGCAGATTCTCTAGGAGAGTCATCTAATACAAATATATTCACTTTGATCCTACATTCTTTAATACTTTCACACGATTAAGATAAGTTTCAGGCTCTTCTTTGTAGACACGATGATCTGCAACAGTTGCCTTTATCAATATACAGTCCTTTTCGTTGAAGGACACATCACCACTATACCGATAGAACATGGCTTTCAAACCATCTCTGTTCACTAGTTTATGAACTGAATATGGTGCACCATCTTGTCCTATTTTGTCAAATCTTTGGTCAAGTCGTAAAAAGAATTCTTTACGAACTCCAACATCATCTAGGTAACTCACTTAGACCTCTTCATCATCAATTCAAATTTTATGGCAGCTATCTCAGTTGCCCTACACTCCATGAGGATAGTTTCACACATCATGACTTCACCATGAAAGTCAATACACTCTGATCTCTCATCAAGACATGATTTGGGAGCAGAGATGTCATCTGGTTTG